TTCTTTTAAGTCTTTTTTAGTTATATCCATTACGCCCTCACTGAATATTCATCTTCACTTAAACCAACTTCAATAGAACCACCATTGGCAATTCTTTTTAGTTGGTCATCTTGTAGATGTAAGTTGAAAGCAAAGTCATCTCTACTTACTAGATATGAATCTTCCCAAACATCTTTGTTATATTTAGGATTGAATCCACTAGCATAGACAACTGTGCTATTAGTTTTTGGTGTCTTATCTTTTGGTGTTTGATAAGCGTTCATTAAATAAATGCCATCATCTTTTACAAGATAGAAAGATTTATCTGTTGTGTATTTATCTCTATAAGCTACTTTGAAATTACTAGCTTTGATAGTTTCCTTAGCCAACTTGACTAAAGACTTGTTAGAATTAAATTTTAATCGTGTCATATTTGTTCTCCTTTTTATTTATGATACTCACTAATTATACTCTTATTGCACACATTTTCAACTATAGACACACACTTTATAAGATAACAGAAGATAAAAAAAACATTAGATAAACACTTATTATTCTCAAAAACCACATCTTACCCACACATTGCCAAAATTTTTGCGTCCTGTGGTGTGTTAATGGATCATAACTTTTTGCGAGCCAGTTAAAAAATCGGATATGATCTTTTGCGAGCTTGTGCGTCCTAAAGAATTTGCGATCCATTGCGTAAAAAAAAATCAGACATAAAAAAAGAGGGCCTTGCGGCCCCCTTCAGTGTATCTAAGTTTTGGAGAACTTAAAGTCTATGGATATAGACATGGCGAATGATACTACCCCGCCTGGAAATTGTAAAGTTTCTCATTCTTCCCCCTTAAAAAAGATCAGAACGCAGATCCCAAATACAGCTCCGCATATAAAAATTGCGAGTGCTGGAATGATAGCAACATAATGACCTGTTAATGTGATCGGAACCATGACAGCTAATGCCGCCATGATCCCATTGATAGTTCCGATTTTTAGATCCTTCATTATGCCACCTCTGAACAGTCATAAAACATATTACAGATCATAGCCGTATATGAATCTTCGGGAACTTCTACACAAGCACCATCAAACCAATCCATATACCAATACTCAGTAAGGTTTGAATAGATCCTGCATTCATCACTAGGCCCACCCCATGAAAATTGAAGCCTATAATATCCAGCGTTTTTTCCGTCAGCTTCTACGTGATCCCAACTTAACGCCGTCTGATTTACATAATCAAATAGATCCTCGTATTCGTGGTAATAGTTGCCTTTGTGTTTATCAACAGCAATCAGAGCTATTTGCTCTCCTTCTGTTGCATTTTCGTATTCTTCAAAAAATTCTGACGCGGCTTTAAAGTCTGCTTCAGTCTCATTGAATTTTTCTTGTACTAGATCAGCACATTTTTTTTCTTGTTCCATTGTTAAGTTCTCCTGCTTTCGCTTATTATTTAACAGCTTTAATTATAGCATTTTACCTACACATTACAAGCATTGAATGATCTGCTTGGGATTTGATCGGATCGGAAACTTGCGGCCTCCTGCGTAGATCAAAAACTTTGCGACCTATTGCGTACTAAATAAACTTGCGTCCGATTGCGTAAGGATCTAAATTCCAGGAATAAAAAAAGGGAGCTTCTCAGCTCCCCGTGTTAGGCCCCCCAGTCCTATTGTGTATAAACTTCAGTAATGATGTCCTTGACTAGCACATCATATTCGAAGTCGCCTATCTCATCTTCAAACATATCACCGCATGGTCTAAGCTGGCCGCCATCTATTTCATCCTGATTCAAGAAATATGTGTAGTCGATATGGTTGTCATCAGATTCCCACATAAAGATTTCTAACTTGCATACTTGCCCGTTGTATTTCTTTAGATAAGACAAAGATGATTTTACTTTCAATTCCAGATCAAAATACTTGCCGTTCACTTCTTCGCAAGTGAGCTTAGTATCTTCGTAAGTTTCATAGTTCATATAGTTCTCCAGATCAGAGAGAGGCTTACGCCCCTCTCCTATAGTTGTCAATCTTCATTGAGATTGTTGGTTTAACTTTATAAGATTTTCTATGACTTATTGTTAAGTCAGCGAAAACCTTATCCCCCTTTAAAGTACAAGATAGCTTCTTTTTGTCGCTATCAAGTCTTGTATCAGAAACTTCGCTCCAATGTTTCATGGTTGGTAGTTTCTTCAAGCTATCATCAGTTATTAATAACTGGCTTTTCACTTGTTCTCTTATTGATTTCATTAGAGAGTTTTTAATTCTTATTGTCTCTAAGTATTCAATAACATCAGTAGACTTAGATAGCTTACGCTCTTTAAGTCCTAGTCTTTTCAATGCGTCTAATTGATTCATTGTTAAGTTCTCCATTTATCAGTAGCTTAATTGCTAACTGAACTACGTTCAGTATATATTATTTTGCACAGATTATCTACACTTTACATACATTAATGTAAATTAATTTATGGGTCTCTATTGGGTTGAATCCCGTTTTTTGAAGTCGCGTTTTGCTTAGGGGGTACCCCCACATATAGTGCCACGCGTTTTTTTTTTTGACTATATAAATAACTATCAACATAAATAATTAGAGCTTAAACCATTTCACCCCCCCTTGCTTTAATTAGGTACCATAATGGGGTACCATATTTCACATGGAGAGATTACAAGTGATTCCTATAACTTTGAAGGAAGCAAATTTATTTGTTGAAAACTTCCATAGACATAATAAAAAAGTACAAGGTGCTAGATTTTGCCTAGGTGCTAGCTATGATGATAAACTTGTAGGAGTTATTATTATTGGAAGACCAGTAGCTAGAAAATTAGATGATGGATTTACAGCAGAAGTAACTAGATCATGCGTTTTAGATGATGCTCCTAAAAATACTAATTCATTTTTATATGGAAGGAGTTGGAGAGTTTGGAATCAAATGGGCGGAAAGAGAATGATCACCTATACATTGCAAGAAGAGTCTGGATCTACCATGAAAGCTGTGGGATGGAAAATGATAGGAGAGACTGGCGGTTGGGACAAAGGCAAAGGATGGACAACTAGACCAGGTAGAGAATGGCAACCAGTTACAGGACAACTTAAATTTAGATGGGAAAAAAAGGCAAACTAGAACACGTACCAGATGCCGCTCTAAAAGAGATGGTCATGATACAAAACCGTCTCAAGCAGATGGAAGTCAGCAATGCTGCACACACAGACTTCATAGAATACGTCAAGCATGTATGGGATGGCTTCATCGAGGGCGAACATCACAAACTCTTTGCTAAGAAGCTAGAGAATGTAGCCATGGGTAAGACCAAGAGGCTGATCGTGAACATGCCACCCCGTCATACCAAGTCTGAGTTCGCATCTGTCTTCTTCCCGAGTTGGATCATGGGCTTGCATCCTGACATGAAAATAATGCAAACTACCCATACGGCAGAATTATCTGCCCGTTTTGGACGTAAGGTTAGAAACCTTATGGACACAGATGAGTACAAACAGATCTTTGAAAAAGTCAGACTCTCAGCCGATAGTAAGTCAGCAGGAAGATGGGAAACCAACCATGGCGGAGAATATTTCGCAGCGGGAGTCGGTGGAGCAATTACGGGAAGAGGTGCTGACCTCCTTATCATTGACGATCCTCATTCGGAACAGGATGCCCTCTCACCCTCCGCACTAGAGTCTGCATACGAGTGGTACACCTCGGGGCCGCGACAGCGTTTACAGCCTGGCGGAATCATAGTTATTGTTATGACGCGTTGGAGTACGCTTGATCTTACTGAGAAGCTCATCAAAAGAATGTCAGAAGACCACGCAGATCAGTGGGATATATTAGAATTACCTGCGATATTAGAGGATAATACACCTTTATGGCCCGAGTTTTGGAAGATTGAGGAGCTCGAGTCTGTTAAGGCTTCGATCCCTATATCTAAGTGGAATGCTCAGTATATGCAGAATCCTACCAGTGAAGAGGGTGCTTTGCTTAAGCGAGACTGGTGGCAGAAATGGGAACACGATGAACCGCCCAACACCACCTACATATTACAGTCCTACGATACCGCGTTTAGTTCTAAGGAGACAGCTGACTATTCTGCGATTACCACATGGGGCGTGTTCCGTCCTAGCGATGGTGCTCCTGAATCTATTATCTTGCTCGATGCTAGAAAAGGACGCTGGGACTTTCCTGAGTTGAAGACTACAGCCTATGATGAATTTATGTCTTGGCAACCTGACATAGTGTTGGTAGAATCTCAAGCAAGTGGTACACCTTTGACGCATGAGTTGAGGATGATGGGAATCCCAGTTGTGAACTATCGCCCGACCAAAGGAAGAGACAAAGTTACTCGTGTACATTCAGCTTCGCCAGTGTTTGAAGCAGGTATGGTTTGGGCTCCAGATACGATCTTCGCAGAAGAAGTGATAGAAGAATGTGCGGCTTTCCCATTTGGAGAGCATGATGATTTTGTAGATTCAACAACACAGGCTATACTAAGATTTCGTCAAGGTAATTTTATAAGATTGGACTCAGACGAGGAAGACGATGAGCCCATACCTAGACAAAGAATTTATTATTAGGAGACATGATGGGTAAAGCAAAAGGAATTAAAGAGGCCGCTAATAAATTAAAGACTAGGATATACGATAAACAAAACAGACTTCAACAAGATTCTCCATATTTAACTAGTAAAACTATTAACAAAGAATCTAAAGAAATACTTGAAATGAAAAAAGAGTATATGAAGTTAACAAAAGGCAAATAGTATGGCAGACATAGATAAGGCTATTACTTTTGAGGATCAAGTAGAATTAGAAGTTCGTGATCGTTCAAAGGAAATGGAAGTTGAAGTTGACATCGAAGAGGAGAATCCTGACTTTGAAGGATTTGAAGAAATGGACGATGGCTCTATTATGTTTGGTGCTCCTACACCACCCATGGAAGATACAGACTTTTATGCTAATTTAGCTGAGGACTTAGATTCTTCTGATCTTAACAGCCTTGTTAATGATCTGATGGGCAACATTGATTCTGATAAAGAATCCAGATCTGACTGGGAGAAGACTTACAAAGAAGGACTTGAATACTTAGGTATGAAGTACGAGGAAAGATCCCAACCATTCGAGGGTGCTTCTGGAGTTATGCACCCGCTTTTAGCAGAATCTGTTACTCAGTTCCAAGCACAGGCTTATAACGAATTACTCCCATCTCAAGGGCCTGTGAAAACTCAGGTTATCGGTATGGCTAATGCTGAAACAGAGCAACAAGCTTCGAGAGTTCAAGAGTTTATGAACTACCAGCTTATGCAGGTTATGAAAGAGTATGATTCTGAAACAGATCAGATGTTATTTTATTTACCTTTGTCAGGATCTGCGTTTAGAAAAGTTTACTACGATCAGAATCTAGGAAGAGCTGTATCAAAGTTTATACCTAGTGAGGACTTAATCGTACCTTACGCTGCCACTGACTTACATAGTGCTACAAGAATTACACATGTCATTGATATGTCAATGAATGACATTAAGAAATTACAGCAAATGGGCTTTTATCGTGACGTAGATATATCTACAGGTAGTATGATAGCTGACGATATTGATGAGGTTCAAGAAGAAATAGATGAGCTTCAAGGCGTTAGCCCTAGTTACGATGACAATGATACGTGCAGAGTTCATGAAGTTCATACTGAATTAGATTTAGAAGGCTACGAAGAACTTGACTCTGAAGGAGAGCCAACAGGCATAAAACTACCTTATATCATTACTATAGCCAATGATAAGGTGTTATCTATACGTAGAAACTACAAAGAAACAGATCAATTAAAGAGACGTATTAACTACTTTGTTCACTATAAATTCTTACCAGGGCTAGGATTCTACGGCTTTGGTTTGACTCACATGATAGGTGGCTTGTCTAAAGCATCGACTTCGATACTAAGACAGCTAATTGATTCAGGTACTCTATCGAACTTACCTGCTGGATTTAAAGCCCGAGGCATTCGTATTCGTAATGATGATCAGCCACTACAACCTGGCGAGTTCAGAGACATGGATGCTCCTGGCGGAAGTTTGCGAGATGCCTTTGTACCGTTACCTTTTAAGGAACCAAGCCAAACCCTACTCTCTCTCCTGGGTATCTTGGTCGACAGTGGAAGGCGTTTCGCTTCTATAGCCGATACACAAGTTGGCGATGGTAATCAGAATGCTCCTGTTGGAACAACCATTGCATTATTAGAACGTGGCACTCGTGTAATGAGTGCGATCCACAAAAGATTACATTCATCTCAAAGGATTGAGTTTGAGATACTAGCATCTGTATTCAGTGAGTATTTACCACCAGACTATCCTTACTTTACAGCTAATGGCAATCAACTTATTAAGTCTCAAGACTTTGATGACAGAGTAGACGTACTACCTGTATCAGATCCTAATACTTTCTCTATGAGTCAGAGAGTTATGATGGCTCAAGAAATACTGAGAACAGTACAAAGCAATCCTGAAATACATGGCCCAACTGGATTACATGAAGCATACAGAAGAATGTATGGTGCTATGGGTGTTCAGAATATCGAACAGCTATTACCACCACCACCAGAACCCATGCCTATGGATCCTGCTAATGAGAATGCAGCTTTGATAGCAGGTATGCCTGCTCAAGCTTTTGCAGGACAAGATCACGATGCACATATTAACTCTCACATGTCGTTATATGGAACTATGACAGCTCAAGCTAATCCTATGGTGCTATCTTTAATTCAAGCACATATTTATCAACATGTATCTTTTAGAGCATCTGAAATAGTGGATGAGCAGAATGCACAGAATCCAGAGTTCCAGCAAATGATGCAACAAATACAACAGTTACCGCCTGAAGCATCTGCTCAATACATGCAACAGATACAAGACAAGGTTGCTAAAGATATAGCAGCAGTGGTTGCTCAGTTGACAGAACAGATCAATGCTATGTTTATGCCACCACAACCACAACCTGATCCTTTGGTAGAACTAAGAGGTAAGGAATTAGATATTAAGGCTGATGATGTACAAAGAAAACGTGAAGAATTTGCACAAAGACAAGAGTTTGATGCTATGAAATCTATGGAGAATACCAATCTTGCAGAACAGCGTTTGGCAATTCAAAGAGAAATAGCTACAATGAAGGACGACATAGCTAGAGAGCGTATGGATCAAGCCGCACAATTTAAAGCAATGGATATAATGAGAGGATAATTATGAGTTCAGTTAGACAAAAAATGCAGGCTGTTAATAAAGCACAGCTTAAAAAAGAAGAGGAGATTAACAATGGCAATGGGACGATCATCAATGAAGATGCAGATAGAAAAATCGACATCGAAGCAATCGCCAAGAAAGCAGACAAAGATGCTGAGAAGCTCCTTAAAGAAACCGCAGTCAAAGTTAAAAAAGAAAAGCCAAAAGCTAAAACTAAGTCTAAGCCTAAAGCTAAGACCGTAGTTAAAAAAAGAGGCAGACCAGCAGGAACTAAAAACAAGAAATAAAATGCCACTAAAAAAAGGTAGCAGTAGAAAGACTATATCTGCTAACATAGGAGAGTTGGTAAAAAGCGGTAAGAAACAAAAGACTGCTATTGCTATTGCTTTAAGCAAAGCAAAAAAGAAGTCAACCAAAAAAGGAAAGTAATATGAAAGTAAAATCAAGCGTAACGATTAAAGATCAAGGGACAGTTAATTACTCTGATCCTAAAAAGATTCCTAATGGCTCTGCTCCACAACCACAAGGTTATGGCGGTGGCAAGTCAAGAGGAGGCGGTGCTGCTCTTAGAGGTACTAAGTTTAAAGGCATTTCCTAATGGGACTTTTTAGTAAATTATCTAAGGCGACAAGAAAAGGTATACCTGGCAGAGATTCAGGTGGAGGCATGGGATCAGCTATGGCTAGACCTGCTGCACCTAGACCTACCTTAGTTCAAGGCGGCCCAGCTTATTTTACTCCTGAAGGTTACACACCACCTATACAACCAGAACAAGCTTTCATGCCTACTGATGTTATGCGTGATCCAATCAGAGATATGTTTGCAGCTCAACCACCATTAAGAAGTATTCCTGGGCCACCTCCAATGCCTCCTCGAGATATTACTCCTCCTCCAATTATGTGTTTTGTGGCAGGAACTAAAATTGATATGGCTGATGGAACTAAAAAAGTTATTGAAAATATTGCAATGGGAGACGAAGTATTAGCTCTAAATGGTGAAACAGATGTAGTTTCTTATGTACATGATATTCCGAAAGCTGACAGAAGTTTATGGACTATAAACGATAGAATAACTGCTACAGATGCTCATGCTTTCTTAACTAACGATGGGTGGAAATCTAATAACTCTAAACTATCTAATACAGTTTATAACGATTATGGAATAGAGGTTAAAGAATTACAGCTAGGTGATAAATTAATAACTAAAGATGGTGTAGAAGAAGTTACAAAACTTGAAAGTGAAAAAGATTTTATAAAAGTGTATAACTTTACCACTTCTAATACTCATACTTACATGGTTGATGGTGTAGTATCACATAATAAAATGCCACCAATGCCTCCTTTTATTGGAAGAGAAGAACCTCCTATTATGGTAGAGGATCCTATTGTAGAAGAACCTCCTATGGATATACCTATGGATAACATGATGATAGATCGTCCTATGATTAGTGGTTTGGAAAATCCAAACTTATTTAATTTTGATTTTTCTAATATTGATATGGATGCAATAAATCAAAGAATAGCTGATGCAGGAGGCACGATACCACAAGATCCAGTAATGCCAACAATAGACACTCCAGCACAACCTAGAATAGATGCTATTAGAGAAGCTAGAGGAATGCCTCCAAGAACAAGAGATGACTTTATGTCAATCGGTGGCCCTGGAGGTGGAGTGCCAGATCCTAGGGTAGACGAGGGTGTATCCTATTTAGGAGGTAGTCCAACTTTTAATGAGCAACAGGGATCAGTCGCAGCTGGTAATGCGTTGCAAGATTTTATAAATAACCAAGGCACTGATTTTAATGATAGACCAATTCCACGTCCATCAATCGGTGGTGCTGGCGGTGGCTTTTCACCTAAACGTATACCCCCACAAGACTTTGGCTTTGGCCCAGGCATTATGCCGCCAACTCCAGATTTTTTACCTGAAGAAATGCCTATGCAACCAAGAATGCCTATGCCTATGCAACCAAGAATGCCTATGCCTGCTCCGATAGCATCACCTATACCATCAGATCCTATGCCTATGGCATTAGTAGATTTACCAAGATTAGAATTACCAAAAATAAACAGAATGGATAGAATGAATGTAATGGACAGACCGATACCTATGATGCCAAGAATGGGAGGAAGAGGTAGACGTTAATAATATTTGAAAATTAGGAGAGAGCTAATTGGACGGAATAAGACTAGCAGAGTATTTTTTTAAAACTTTGCGAGAAAGAGAGAGAAACACTGTTGACATTATTGCTGGCGGCAATATAAAATCAATGGAAGATTACAAATATCTTATGGGAGAGTTATCAGCGATTCGTTCCCTACAACAAGATTTAAGAGAAACGCTGCAAATGGATGATAACGATGGTTGATACAATCGCAAAAAAAACAAAATTCGAACAACACAAAGAAGATGTTGCAAAACAAAAAGTTGAAGAAAATTCAGAACTAGACAAAGCTTTTATAAAATCAGACGAAAGGGTACTCGATCCTAAACTACTAGATAAATCACTACTTGACAGAATGCCAAATCCTACTGGATGGAGAATACTTGTATTGCCATACAGAGGTAAAGGTCAAACTGATGGTGGTATTCAACTAGTTAAAGAAACTTTAGATAAAGAAGCTTTGGCTACAGTGATCTGCTATGTTTTAAAAGTAGGCCCATTAGCCTATAAAGATAATAAATTTGGTGAGCCAGATAGAAGATCCCCTTGGTGTAATAAAGGAGATTGGATTCTAATTGGTAGATATGCAGGAACTCGTTTTAGATTAGAAGATGATAACGAAGTTCGTATTATTAACGATGATGAAGTGATTGCGACAATCCTTGATCCAGATGATATTAAATCTTTATAGGAGTAAAGAATGAGCGAAGAAGCACAGAATATAGATATAGAAATTACAGATGAAAAAATTGAAAAGGCCGCACTTCCAGAGAATAGGAGAGTGGAAGATGAGGTACAAGAAGATCCTGTAGAAGTTGAAATTAAAGAAGAGGTATCAGCAGCATCTGAAGATGAGATACAAGAAGACTTTGAAGTTTCACCTAAAGTAGAAGAAAAAGCAAAGGATCAGTCAGAGGTAGAAAAGAGAGCTACCCTTGCACAAAACAGAATTAACAAAGCTGTAGCACAAGCCAAAGAGTTTCAAAGAAGGGAGCTGATGGCTATTCAGTATGCTAAAGATCTTAAAGATCAAAATGAAAAACTAAGACAGTCTCAAAAAACTTTTCAATCTAGTTACGGTGATGAGTTTGGTAATAGAGTTGAATCTCAACTTAGCTTATCAAAACAAGCATTAAGACAAGCAACTGAAGCTGGAGATTCTGAAGCTATAGCAACAGCAACAGAAGCTTTAAGCATGGCAACAGCTGATAAAGCTAGACATGAGCAGTATTTAATACAGCAAAAACAATACGATGCTCAAGAGCAAGCTTATATAGAACAGGCTCAACAACAACAGGTTTATCAACAAGCTCAACCTGTTCAAGAAGAATATAATGAACCATCAGACAAAGCTCGTGACTGGGCAAATAAGAATACTTGGTTTGGAAAAGATCAAGTTGCAACAAGTGTTGCCTTTGCAGTTCACAAACAATTAGAGAATGAAGGCTTTGACACAGAGAGTGATGAGTATTATAGTGAAATAGATAAGCGAGTGCGACAAGAGTTGCCTCAAAGATTTAACGTGGAAGCAGACAAGAAACCCGTCCAAACTGTCGCTTCAGCTACACGCAACACATCGACTGGACGCAAACAAAATCGTATCGAGTTGACACCGAGCGAACAGCAACTAGCTAAGAAGCTTGGAGTGTCATTTAAAGATTACGCAAAACAAAAAGCGAGGTTACAAAAATCATGAGCAAAGAAATAGATAATAAAACTGAAGATAACAGAGCTACTAGAAACTCTGATACTAGAGAGACAAAAGCCAGACCTAAAGTTTGGAAGATGCCTTCAGCGTTAGAACTACCAGAAGAAGCTATTAAAGTAGCTGAATCACAAGGTATTACTTATCGTTGGATCAGAGAATCTGTACTAGGCCAAGATGACAAAACGAATGTCTCAAAAAGATTTCGTGAAGGATTCGAGGTTGTTAGACCAGATGAATTACCTGGATTTCATGATTTACCTACAGTCGATGATGGTCGTCATGCAGGAGTAATTGGAGTTGGTGGGTTGATACTGTGCAAAATAGATAAAGAAATCGCAGATCAAAGAAATGAATTTTTTGAACAACAAACCAGCAATCAAATGTCTGCTGTAGAAAATGACCTGATGCGTGAAGAGAATCCAGCGATGCCAATCTCAAGAGAGGTTAAATCAAAGGTGACTTTTGGTGGAGGAAACAGAGGATAACTCTGTAACTCTATATATAAATTTAATTATAGGAAACATAAAAAATGGCAAATTTAGATGCTTCATTTGGAATGAAACCCGTAAGAATGATGGGTGGTTCACCTTACTCAGGTGGACAAAGCCGTTATAGAATCGCTGCTAACTATGGAACCAGTATCTTCCAAGGAGATATGGTAATGCAGGTAACTGGAGGCGGTGTAGAAATACATGCTGACGGTGGAACTGTACCGATTGTTGGCGTATTCAATGGCTGTAAATACACTGATCCTACTTCGGGTGAACAAGTATTTAGTAATTATTACCCTGCAAGCACAAATGCTTCAGACATAATTGCTTTCATAATCGATGATCCCAACGTGGTCTTCGAGATTCAAGCAGACGACACTTTCCCAGTGGCTGATCTGTTTGGTAACTTTGACATCGTTTACACAACTGCGGGAAGTACCTTAAGTGGTATTTCAGGAGCAGAGTTAGATGTCACAACAGGTGCTACAACAGCAGGTTTACCGATCAAAGCGATTGATATTTCAGAAGATCCTGAAAATTCAGACGTTGCTTCGGCAAACACTAATGTTTTAGTTGTTATTCAAAATCATATCTGCGGCCAAAAAGGTGCAGGTCTAGCTTAATAAGGAGTATAAATTATGGCAATTTCAAGAGCACAATTAGCTAAAGAATTGGAGCCTGGTTTAAATGCCTTATTTGGCATGGAATACAACAGGTACGAACAACAACATGCAGAGATATTTGAGACAGAATCCTCAGATAGAGCATTTGAAGAAGAAACCATGATCGTTGGTTTCGGTAACGCTAAAGTAAAAACAGAAGGGCAAGGAGTCGAATTTGACAGTGCTACTGAAGGTTTTACTGCTAGGTATTCACATGAAACCATAGCGTTAGCATTTGCACTAACTGAAGAGGCTATCGAAGATAACCTGTATGACAGATTGGGAGCTCGATACACAAAAGCTCTAGCAAGATCCATGGCACATACAAAGCAAGTGAAAGCTGCTTCTGTGCTTAACAACGCATTCTCATCAAGCTTTACTGGAGGAGATGGCAAGGCACTTGTTGCTACTGATCACCCACTAACAGGTGGCGGTACATTAAGTAATAGACCTAGCACTTATTCAGACTTGAACGAGACTTCATTAGAAGATGCAATTATTTCAGTTTCAACTTTTGTTGATGACAGAAATATGGTAATTGCTTTACAAGGTAAAAAATTAGTAATACCACCACAACTACAATTTGTGGCTGATAGACTTTTAAATACACCAGGTAGAGTAGGAACATCTGACAATGACATCAACTCTATTAAGAATATGGGCATGGTATCCGATGGATACACTGTTAATAACTTCTTAACAGATAACGATGCGTGGTTCTTGTTGACAGACTGTCCTGATGGATTTAAACACTTCGAGAGATCTCCTCTTTCAACTTCTATGGAAGGTGACTTTGATACTGGCAACGTCAGATTCAAAGCTAGAGAAAGATACTCATTTGGATTCTCAAATCCAAGAGCAGTGTTTGCATCTCAAGGTGCATAATCTTAACTGATTGTTTAAAGGGAGCTTCGGCTCCCTTTTTTTTTAGATCAAACTAATATACAATCGAAGGACTAGGATTTATTAACTTGTTCTACAGACTGACCTAGCAGACAAGCCAAGACAGTAGAACTTATTTTTCGGGAGAAAAATTATGGCAAAAAGCACTTTTTCAGGCCCAATAAAATCTTTAGCAGGATTTATTTCGGCAGGTAATGCAAACGTAGTTAGCTTAACGGCTGACACTACATTAACAGTAGACTCTCATGCAGGTAAAATTCTTACTTGTAACGATGCAGATGGTAAATTTACTTTACCTAGTATTGTTTCAACAGATCCTGGAGATAACACAGATCCAAATCAGTTAAATAATTTAGGAGCTTCTTTCTTCTTTGTTGTAGAAACCGCAGCTACAGATATGGACATTCTAACTGATGGAACAGATAAGTTCGTTGGTGGTGTGTATACAGGTGTAGATGACAATACTGGTAAAACTTTTATTTCAGCTGCATCTAATGATGTTATTACTATGAATGGATCAACTAAAGGTGGATTAGTTGGTAGTATTGTAAAAGTAACTGCTATGGCTTCTGCTAAGTATGCTGTAGAAGGTATTATTTTAGGATCAGGAACTTTAGTAACACCATTTGCTGACGCATAAGGAGTAGATTATGGCAGATGCAGTAACTTCTCAAACCATACAAGATACCGATAGGAAAGCAATTATGCGGTTTACTAATGTCAGCGATGGCAGTGGTGAATCTGCTGTTAAAAAAGTTGATGTTTCAGCTTTAAGTGCTAACTCCTCTGGTCAAGCTTGTACTTCTGTAAGTATTGCAAAAATTTGGTGGATGACT